CTCATTAACAGCAAGTTCATCTACCCATGCACCAATTTTCTTTGTAGTTGCATTATCAATGTTTGCAATCTCACCTGATGCATTCATTCTATGTGCAGTGGTTATATTCAAATCCATACTAGTAGGTATAACTTTGGTTTCTTTATACATTTGAAATTGTCTCACTGGGAAACCTACTAAATCCCCTAATTCTTCTATCTGAGATAAATTCAATTTGATAAAGTTTAGATTATTTGCTTTTGCAATATCTATAATTGAAGAGGTTTTACCAATTCCGGATTCACCCATAACTTCAATAGCCACAGGTAGTTTACCTTGACTTTGTAAAAATCTGTTGTTTGTAATAATGTGTCCTACAAACCCTTTTAATTCGTCTATATTTAAATTTACTTTTGCCATTTCTTTAATTAAGTTTTATTACTTTACCTGGAAGTTCTGTCATTGTTGATGTGCTACTTAGGCACCACAATGTATTTTTGGGACAATTTTCAGGAGCTGAACATTCTCCATCTGTGAAATATATTAAGGCTGTATAATAACCTTTTTCATTATAGTGATCAATAACCGGCTGAAAGCTCGTGCCCCCACGGCCAAGAACAGTGAAATCCTTTTTAGGATTATATGGTTCAACTGGATATAATCTTGCATCACACTGGGCAATTGTAATCATGTGACCAGTTTTATGCATATGATGAAGCTCATTTAAGAATTCTTTAAGTTCATTTGTAGATACAGAACCTGATGTGTCTAATCCTACTAATATATGATTTTTGAATTTAATCTTTAAACCCGGGTTCTCAGTATATCTGCGGTTATACTTTCTCCTCATCTTCTTTGTATAGAGAATATTGGAGTTACCAATAAATCTTCTCAAATAACTTCTCCAATCAAATTTAGGTGGTTCAACATGTCTTAATCTAGCAATTATTTCACCAAACTCTCCGGGAATTGTACCTCTTCTTTTTTCAGTTTGTTCTGCAACTTCTTTAAGTTGAAATTCAATTTGTTTGGTTATTAACTTTTTATCTGTCTCAGACAAATCATCAAATTCATCCCAAGTAGAATGTTCAGATGGTCCACCGCTCATGTCATTTAACAATGAATCTAAAGATGGAGATGTTCCATCTTCTTTGGCCTGTTGAAGTAAATCATAATAAACTTTTGTTCCTGCTTTTACTGGAATATTTAATTCTGGAAATGTATGAGGATGTATCCAAGTTAATTCAGTTTGTTGTTTAGGTATATATTGATTAATTTCTAAATCAGCAGCAATGTTAAATAACTTTTTATCAGGAAAACTATCCCGCATTGTTAAGTGTCCAAAAGATACGTGAAGAATTTCGTGCTTGATAAGACCAACTTTTACATGTTCATTAAGAGTTGCAAAAAAATCAGGATTAATTGCTAATTGGATATTTATTCCATGTTTACTTACACCTGCAGTTGGTATATCTTTTCTATAAGCTTTATTTAAGCTAACTAAAAAAAGCCCATAAAAGGGCTCTTCAAGTATTAATGTTTTAGAAGTCCTAGAGACTTCATTGATTATATCAATCATTCCATTTTAATTTTATATTTCTATCAATTGTATGCATATATAAGGCTGATGATGATGATTTTCCATATTCAAATTCTAAAATTAATTTTAAATTTAAGGATACTTCTTTATCATTTACAAACTCAAAATACAATTCTTGCCAAGAAAATCTGTTAAAGTGTTTTTTATTTAAAATAGTTAAAAAATTAGTTCTTTTTTCAAACATCAATGTTTTAGCAAATATTTTTAAATAGTTATCACTTAGATTTAAATTTTTTATTGTTTCAATAGCAACATTATAATCTTCATCTGAAGCATTTAGCATTTGTGCTATATTTTTATATTCGTCAAGATTCAATTCTTGTGTTTTCATTTTCTAATATTTCAATAATTACACCTGGATTTTGTTTGTCATAACGGTATTCTTCAAAATGTGGGAGAATTACATCTGCATTATCATCTGTTATCCAACCATGTTCTACCATGTCATCTTGTGTTGTCTCCGTAGGATTTATATAATCAAACTTATGTTTACTGTTTCTTATAAATGTAAATTTAATATGAACAGGTTGTTTGAATTTTGCAAATTCAGCTCTAAATTGTATAGCATAGGCTATATAAAGATTTTTAGTAGCTTTTCTGTAATTCATTACAGTTTTACTAGATATAAGATATTTACCGGTCCATCTTTTTCCATTTTTGGAGGACGGGACATTTCCTGGAATAAACCATTTCATTTAGGAATTTAATATTTGTTTTAATAAAGGTTTTATTGTGGCATGAACTATTTCAAAACCAAATTCTTTTATTGAATCAGAAAAATCTTTGCTTAATGTAAGCAATACACTTTTTATTCCATATATTTCTTCATATCGTTGTGCAGCTTTAATACCGGCTGCATCATTATCAAATAAAGTAGCTATGTTTTTATACTTCTCTTTAAAAGATTCAATGATATAAGGTTTTATTATAGTGTTTTCACTATCTGGTGCAATAATTTCTAAATTATATCCAAACCCTTTTATTGACATTCCATCTTTAAGAGAGGAACAAATTAATAAGTAAGGTTGATTATATTTAAGTTGATCAATTCCTTGAAGATGTGATTTAATTTTAAGAAACTTATGATTTTTACGAGTAGGTTGATAGATTTTGTATAAATCACCGTCTGTAGTAAAATAACCATATATCATAGGTCCTTCAATTTTAAGTTTATTTATTTGCTCATCATCTTGTTTAATCATGTCATACCAAGCTAGTGGTTTTACATTGTACTCACTTAACATCTCACTACCAATTCTAAATGATAGCCAGAAAAGTTTATCTTCTGTAGTCCATGATCTTATTTCAATAAGATCTACTACCCATTTTGATTCAGCTTTTAATATTAAAGCTTCAATTGTTTCATTCCGGGTATAGTTATTATAATCAGTTATAAGTTTTTCTACAGCATGTGGATATTGTAATCCAAACATGTGTTTCATTAAATCAATTTTATTTCCTCCATATCCCGTAGAAAAATCTTTAAATTTATATTGCATTATAGATTTATCAACATAAATAGACATACTTGGGATCTTGTCATTAAGATTAAACACTGATTTTATTTTAACATCTTGCCCTGTAAGTTTTACACTCAATTGCAGGTAATGTTGAAAAACCCAATAACTGGGAACTTCTGATTCATTAACAATTAAATTTTTAGTGTTAAACATAGATAAAAAAAGCGGGAAGACTTTCATCTCCCCGCCTAATTAAAAGATTAATTATAATTCAAAATCACCAGTTTTAGTTACATTACCTGGTTCAAAATTAGTTACATTTTCAGAAACTTTTTTAGTAGTTGGTTTTACATGTTCTGTTTTATTAAATGTAATAAGTCTTGATTTTTCAACTTCTAAAGCTTCTAATGGAACACCATCTTTTGATATTCTAGGTAAGAACAAATCTAAATTAGTGTATCCTTCATTGTTTACCCATTCTCGGCCTCCAATACATGAATTAATGAATTTACTGTTACCAAGTACAGAATTACATGAAGTAATAAAACTTTCAATTGTATTTGCAGATATATTATCAAGTTCTGTTCTTTTACCAAGAACTTCACTTAAAAATACCATTCCTTTCATGATTTCAGTATCTTTATCAATTTCTCGGCCATTTTCTAAAGTAACACTTTTATATGCATATGCTGACATTTTAACCCGTCCTACTTGACCTTGGTAACGTAAGCCATTTGGTTTATTTACATCAACCAAGAACCCTTCAAAATCTCCTTCTACAGGCATGCTTTCAACATGCAATGTTACATGATAAGAATCTTTATCATAAGGTGTTTGGTCTAAAGAAATAGAATTAATTTTAATAACTTGATTACCTGCTGTAATCACTGGTTTTGTTTTACCGTTTCCAACGGTTAGATCTTTTGTGTTAAACATACTTTGATTTTTTAATTTTTACTTTTCATACTCTAATATACACTCTCTTACATATTGTAAGTCATTTGGAATAAATGGACTTGGAAACATATCTATTGGTGATTTACAAGTGTTCTCACCATTATTTTGTGTTTCAAATCCATACTCAAGAGTTTTATCTTCTTTTTTAACAACTCTTCCAAAAAGAACAATTGAAAACAGACCTTCCAAAGTTAAGACGTTGTCAATTAATTTCCCAATTGTTTTTGCTTTAATTCTTCTCACACCATTCATATCTGTTGATTCTTCTGGGTGTGTCATGAAAAATATAAGCAAATCATCTCTGAAATCTTTAGGAGCTTTTGCAACTTGAGCTAGTGCAGAACCTATCTGCGTGAATTTGTCATAACCTTTCTCTTGGGATCTGTCAAAATACTCAAAAGAACTCATAAATTGCCAATCATCTACCACTAAGGTTTTAATGTGTAGCATGTTATCACTAACATGTTTCATTGCTTTGAGTACTCCTGCAGAACTTGACGCTGAAGTCATGTTTCCTGTAGGGTTTTCTTTAGTAATTTGAGTGTAACTGTTTTTCCACCCCTTAAAGGGTAGAGGTTTATTACCAATGTTGATAATAAACGTTTCTTTAGGATCCAGGGTCTTTATTGCTGTGGACTTCCCTGAACCAGAATCTGCGATTATAAGTGTTGATATTGACATTCTATTTTAATTTTTGTTCTATTCTTTCTAAAGTTTTAGCAATATTTACTAAAGCTTCAATAGCCGCTCTATGAGAAAATATCTCATCCGGGTTTTTAAGTTCTTTAAATTCAGAGATAACTTCTTTGATTTCTGGAACTTCTATTTTTGCTCTTCTTGAATTGATATCATTTATGATTTTTAATTCAGAAACAGGGATCATATGTCTTGAAAATCCATTGCTGCTTTCAATAATTTCATATTCAGTTTTCCAGTGAGGATTATATTTATGTAAATATAAAGTTCTTTTGGCATCTTCTGAATCATAATCAATACTTACAAATTCTGTATAAACATCTACTTCTTTTTCCAATTCACTTGGAAAAAAACTGATGTATAATTCATCTTTACCGGTTGGCCTATAAGCCATTTTTGGGATATACAGAGCGTCTTCAATATTAGCTTCTTTAAAATAAGCATTATGTTCTTCTCTTAAATTTAATGTTTTTTCTTTTCTAGCTTGAGGAGTCAATGGTTCTTTTTTTGTATTAATCATAATTATCTTCTTTCATGTTGGTTTGGAGTTGCCATTTCATGAATTTGCATTTTTTCAAATTCAGCTTTAAAGAAACTCATTCTTGTATCACCGTTTCTTGCTTTTAAAAAATGCAGAACTAAAGTTTTGTCATCATCAATGATGTATCTATCTGGACCATAGAATCTAATCTTTTGTTTAGCAGGTCTATTAATACCTACTAAAGTATCTGCATGTTGAAGCATTGCATCTGAACCAAATATATCTGATTCAAGAATATAGTTTCCATATTTACCATCAATGGCTCTTTCCGGGTTATCAATATTCCTATTGAGCTGAGACAGCACTATAAACAAGCAAGGATATTCTCTTTTAGTTTGCGTAAAAAATTCACCCAATTCAAAAAGCATATCTAAAGTGTTGTTTTGATAAGGAGCTCTTTTAACTAATAACGTATGATCCAATGTGATGATAGTTTTTTTATCTTTATGTATTGAAAAATACATATCAATTTGTTCCCGCATTTGGTTTACTGTCATTGGTCTGCTTACAATATCAACAGGATGTTTGATTCTTTCTTTGGCATACTGGTGACAACTGTTAATTACATCTGCAGATATCTTACTACCTGCACTACACAATTCTTTGTATGTCTTACCTGTCATAGATGAAAACTCTCTAAGAGCTGAAGTTCTTCCAACCATTTCAAATTGAAATTCAAGTACTCTAAAATCATCATGTGGATTAAGTGAAAAAGATTCTCTAATAATTTGGTCTTTAATTAAAGTCTTTCCCGCTCCTGGTCTTCCACCCATTACAGTTAATGTATTCCATTCTAAACCATCTGTAGTTGCATCATTAAACTTTGGCCATGGCGTGTAAATAGATTTCTCTTCCCCGCTGGCCCTGTTTATCATGTACTTTATAGCATCATTAAATGCTGTATACTGACCTGCCCATTCTTGTTGTAGCTTACTCATTTTTGAAATTTCCTTATCATTTTATTTAATTGGGCATCAAATTTAGATTTTTTAATAGGTTTTAGATACTTAGATTCAGTTTTTTTCCATCCCCAACTACTAATGAATGTCATATATGAAATAAAGGTTACACCATTTTGATATGGTCTTCCTTTTTTCTTTTGGACTTTGGTGACTATCTGTAAAACTGCTTCATTTTCTATAACCTTAAACCATCTATCTCCAACATTTGGGTTACTGTATAAAAAGTATTCAGGTTTACTCATGTAGATTTTTCATAATGGTTTCCATTTTAGTTTAGAACATAAACATTCACTAGCTTCAACATCATGTCTTGGTTTCAAAAATATAGGCTGATAGAGGCTGCCTCCGGGATAAGCATAAAGATATTTAATCTCCACTATAGAATTTAATTCTGGGATATCTTGATTTGGATATACAGTGGCATTTCCAACATTATGCAGCTTACCCGCATCATATAAAGATAACTGAATAGATCTTTTATCAGTATTGATTCCACTAACTATACAACTGGCTGTTTCATAAAACTTAAATTTAAGTTGATTACCACCTGAACTTGGTCTACCCGGTTCATGAACTGCATGAATGTTTTTGAATACAATTCCCTCTGCATCTCTTGCTTTAAGTTCTGCATATAATGCTCTTTTCTCCTCAGTAGTCCATGCAATTCTGATTGGGATTATTACATCAAAATCAACCATTGCATATGGATTTTCAAGAATATCAATCATTGAATTAAGTCTTTCAATGTAAGGCAAGTCTTTAACAAAATCATCTATTTGATCAAATATTACTATTTTATCTCCTAAATCTTCTCCAGCAATGATTGCACCACTAGATATCTTATCCAATTCAGTTTGAATTTTATTAGATACAGTTACAGTTAAACCTTTTCTGTTAGCAGCATATGAAGGTTTACCACTAAATAATAATCTGTTTTCACCATCAAATTTTTCTTGAGCACACCAATTAGAGTCAGTTAGATATTTCTCAACATTCTGTTCTGAACATTCATTTAGTAGTTGTGGTTTTACCCCGGTGTCTCTACTATCAACTACAGCTGATATTGTGGAAGTTATTCCACTTTCTTTATAACCTTTAGCAGTTTTTTCTTTAACTAATTTGTCAAAGATTTTTAAAGCTTGGTCATAAGTTGTAGGGATTTGATTTTTGCGTCCAGTTGTTAAAGAAGAACCTCTTCTACCATATGAAAAATCAACATAATAGCCTTCGGCTACAGGTGTTATACAGGCATTATATACCTTATCTGAATTACGATCTTGATAATATAAATTTATATTCATTATTTAAATTCTGCTTTTTGTATAAAATGTTTTGTTACTTCAGGTATATGTTTCTTATAGTAAGGTTGTTCTGATTTACACCATTGTTTAACCTCATCTTTTGTTTTAAATTTCTGATACTTAAATGTTATTTCCAATGCATCTATAAAATCTTGAACTGTCCAACCTTCCCAAATGTGTTTGTTATTTTCCATTAAACTACATTTTCTTTAAAGGGTTTTGGTTTATTATCAGTTACTCCTTCAACTATCATATCACAATAATCAGCCATAGTTGATTGTTTTATTTTATTTTTATCTTGTTTAGATATAAAGTATTGGCTAGTCATCATGTATAGATAATCTACTTCTTTGTATTCATTGACATACATTTTAGCTGCAGCTAATATCTGCGGCCAAGTAAAGTTATATGTATCAAAAAACCATCTAAATGAACCGGCCAAAGCTTTAACGTTTTGTCTACCGGGTTTACCTGATGGTAACATTCCTGATGGAAAGATTTGTCTATACTCTTCAATTTTAACTATAAATTCATCTCCCATTATTTGAGAGTCTGTTCTTTTTTTAGCATTAGTAAATTGAGAATCTAAATTAATAATTAATTCTTGAGCTTTTGTTGTTAAATTTAATTCAACTCCTGTTGAAGTTGTTGTTGATATAAGATAATTATTGGTTATAAGCCAATCTAATTCCGGTTTAAGATCAATAAATGGAACTGATAGTTTTTCTTTAGTTGAGAAAAGAATCAGACATTGATTCGGGGTTATTCCCTGACTTAATAGTATTTGAAATAGTTTCCACATGTTCTGCGACTAAGGTTTTATATTCATTATAAGTATTTAGAAAAATAGGATCTTTGGTTTCTTTATAATTTTTAGCTTTTCTTAAAAGATTTATCACACTAGCATGATTATTACCTACAAATTCTCCCATAGCAATTTTAGTATATTTTAAACAAAATCCAT